GACCCCATGCTCGGTAAACTTTTTGGGGGAAACTAGCGACAACCAGCCAGGATTGGTGGCGATTGAACAGCATTTGCCCAGACTTGAAACGGTTGGCTTGAATCAGCACAGTTTTGGGGAGGGGATCGCCAGCTTTGCTAGTACGCATATGGGCATTGAGTTAATGGCCTGGCAAAAGCATGTGTTGAATGGTCAGCTGTGCCATGACGGTTTAGGCAATCTTCAGTTTCGTGAAGCTCTTGTGTCTACGGCACGTCAGCAAGGCAAGTCTGTTGCATTGCAGGCTTTGATTGGTTGGTGGATTACTGAGCTGGCGGCGTTTCGAGGCAAGCCCCAGGCTGTGCTTTCGGTGGCTAACAAACTTGACCGTGCCGAAGCAATTTTTGGGTTTATCGCCCCAATACTTGTAGAGAAATTTGGCGGTAAAGCAGCTCACGCTTTGGGCCGTAAATCGGTCAAAATGCCTGACGGTTCTACTTGGGAAGTTAGAGCCGCTACACCTAATCTTCACGGCGGTAGTTATGACCTGATCGTGATTGACGAACTGTGGAACATTTCGGCAGCTGTAGTTGATGAAGCGTTACGGCCTAGTCAGATTGCTAGGCAGTCACCGTTGTTGTCTATGTGGTCTACCGCTGGCGATGAGTCAAGCGCCGCCATGATTCAATTTAGAGAACAGGCAATTAGTGAGATAGATACCGGCACAAATGGCAGTTTGTATTTCGCTGAATATTCTATGAAGCCAGGCAGTGACCCCCGATTAGAAAGCAATTGGGAAATGGCCAACCCAGCGATGGGAAAAACCGTGACTATTGAAGCTTTACGGGCAGTATCTAAAAAAGATTCGTTTCTTCGAGCGCACTTAAATATGTGGGTTTCTGCCCGTGGTGCCTGGCTACAACCTGGCGTTTGGGACAAACAAAAAACCGATGTGCCTATGCCGCCTGGTGGCGTGTTGGCTGTTGACACCGACCTGACAGACGGACGCTATGTTGGCGTCAGGTCAAGCGTGCTTGAATCCAAAGCCCATGTGTGTGTCGAATTCATGGTAGATACCGAAGATCAAATGTGGGAAGAAATAGAACGGGTTATGGCTGATACGGCCACAAGTTTGGTCATTACACCAGCCCTGCATTTACATTTGCCAAAACATTTGGAACGTCGAAGTAGCGTCATTGGTTACGGCGAACTGTTGAAGTATTCGGGCTTGATTCAAAAGATGATTGTGGAAGGCAAGGTGCGGCACCGTGGCGAACTGGCACTAGCTGAACATGTATCAAGAAGCGTGTTAACAAAAACGGGCGGTGGCGTCGTTCTTAGCTCGCAAAAGTCCCCAGGGCCAATAGAGCTGTGCCGGTGCATGGCATGGGCTATTGCCGAATCGTCACGGCCTAAAATTGTAGGCAAACCTATGTTTGCTGTGTCTAAGACACCGTGAGTTTCGGTCAGGCTATTGTTGCAATAGTTCCTGCCCTGCGTCGGGCAGGGCAGGGACACACCCCCGATAGGAAGAAACACCATGGGATTGTTTAGCGGTACCAAAGTTAACAAAGCGGCGATAAGCCCCCAGCCGGAACCGTCTGTTCAAGCAGCTGCGGTTGGCGGTGCCTATTACAGTTCGCAAGTTGCTGGCCCTAACTTGATTGGTGATTGGTGGTCTTACCAGGCTGGCCTTATGCGTAACCGTGCAATGTCGGTTGCCGCTATCAGTCGAAGCCGTGACCTTATGGCGTCAGTTCTGGCAAACATGGAATTAAAGATGTGTACCGAAATGTGGAACGGTGAAGAAATGGAAACCGTACCGCTGGCGCCACGTTCCTGGCTGAAACAACTTGACCCTGAAATGCCAAATAACTTCTTGTTTCCGTGGGTATTTGATGATCTTTTCTTCTTTGGCCGTTGCTTTCTTTACATCACAAGTCGAACAAAAGACGGTTACATGGCTTCGGCCACCCGTTTACCGCAAGGCAGTATTACTACGCCCGACGCTAACGGCCCTGTGTGGTTTGGTAAATCAAAAGAAATCTATTTCAACGGTGGCGCTATAGACCCAGCCGATGTAGTTCAAATTTACAGCCCAACGCAAGGCATGATCTTTATGAGCGAGCAAACCATAGCGACAGCCTTAAAACTTGAAGACGCCAGGTATCGCAATGCTTCGAGCGCCATACCGGCAGGCGTACTTAAGCAAACTGGTGGTGAACCGTTGTCAGCTATTGAGTTAGCACAGTTGGCTGAAGCGTTTAATCAGGCACGGGCCAGCAATCAGACAGCTGCACTAAACGAATTTTTGACGTACACAGAAACCAATGCAACACCAGACAAAATGTTGTTGATTGACGCCGCCGAATATCAAAGTAAGCAAATTGCTAACTTGTGCAATGTACCCCCGTATTTGTTGGGTATTTCAACAGGTAGTTACGCCTACACAAACAGCGACAGCGCCAAGTCCGATCTTTGGACATTTGGGCTGTCAATGTACGCCAAAGCAATTACTAGCGCATTGAGTCAGCAACTGCCACGTGGCACCTATGTTAAATGGGACTACGAAGACTATCTAAAATCTGAAGGTACAGAAATGTACGAACCACAACAACAACCACAAGAAAACACACAAGAGGACCTAGCGACATGATTCGTTTTACTTCCAACACTTTTGCTGTCGAAGCCGCAGGCCCAGACGGTGAAGCACGCCGAACCATCACAGGCATTGCGGTGCCTTACAACACTTTTGCAACCGTAAGCGATGGCACCACCGTGCAATTCGCACCAGGCAGTTTGCCCGTAGACGGTAAAGCCCCACGCCTGTACATGTACCACGATTCAACCCAGCCTGTCGGTTTAGTGGCCGAACGTGTAGACAGTCCCGAAGCCATGTATTTCACAGCCAAAGTATCGTCAACCCGTGCCGGTGACGAAGCCCTAGTTTTGGCAGCTGACGGTGTAATTGACAGCGTGTCGGTTGGTGTAAACCCCACAGAATTTAAATACGACGATGAAGGCAACATGACCATCTTGGCTGCCGAATGGATAGAGCTGTCGCTAGTCCCCACGCCTGCTTTCGCTGGTGCTACGATCAGTCAAGTAGCGGCGGAAGCGCCACAAGTCGAAGAACCAAAGGAAGAACCCAAAATGGAAATTACCCCTGCAGTTGTTGAAGAAACCGTAGTGCCTACAGCACCGATTTTTGCCACAGCAAAGCGTGAACCACGTTTGCCAAACGCTTTTGAATTCATGGCCGCAATCCACAAGGGCGGTATCGAAGCCGCTAACGCCAACAAGGTTTGGGAAGATTACCGTGCCTACCACAAGTCACCGATTGAAGCCGCAGCTGGTGATGTAACCAGCACCAATGTGGGCGGTATTGTGCCCCTTCCGTTGCTCGGCCCAGTTTTTGCGGATATCAACTACATCAGCCCTCTGTTGACAGCCGTCGGGACAAGGGCAATGCCTGGTGGCGGAACTGGTGCCACGTTCATCCGCCCAACATGGACAACCCACCCAACTGTTGCAGAGCAGGCCGCACAATTTGACGCAGTGTCAGCAACCACCAGCGTGATTGCCGCCAACACCGTCACCAAAAAGAGTTTCGCTGGTGCGACCACCTTGTCATACCAGACCGTTGACTTCACCGACCCAGCCGCTATGGCAGTCATTATGCAAGACCTTGCCGGCCAGTACCTGCGAGCAATCGACAACTTCGCTTGCGACAACCTCGTCACTGCAGCTTCTTCCGATGGCGTTTGGGACTTGACCGTGGCCGACTTGTTGAAGTCAATCTACGATTGCGCAGTCACCACAGTTGCCGCCACCAACTTCTTGCCAACCCATATCGCTGTCGACCCAACCACCTGGGGCTTGATGATGCAGCTCACCGACGACCAGAAGCGCCCGATTTTTGGTTACACGGGCGGTGGCCTGAATGCGTTTAACGCAATCGGTAACGGTGGCATTAACGCTTTCCAAAACGCCAACCCACTTGGTTTGCAAATTGTCGTTGATAACAACTTCGCCGCTAAGACCATGGTGATTTTCAACAGCAACGCCTACGAAATTTACCGTCAAGATCGTGGCCTGCTTTCGGTTGAAAACCCCAGCACCATTTCACGCACCATGTCAATGTTCGGTTACGCCGCAACCTTTGCTGCTAACTCAAGCATGATTCGCAAGATCACCCAGGCTTAGTCGAAAGGCGGTTAGCCGCCCATGGCTGTTTATCAAGTCATATTTCACCAGCGTTTAGATGATTACGCTGTGGTTCAAACATTGACAGAACCCGAACTAAATTTGGGCTTACCGTTCACGCTTGCTGGCTTAGGCCACGGTTTGAACGGTTCGCACAATGTTTACGCCATACCCGAATATTTGTTCACGGGCGTAACCAGTACTGGCGATCTGACATTTGATTACAACTACCCGATACCTAATCAGGTGTTGTTTTATGACGCAGGCGACAACCTTGACCGCTCAGCTGCAATACCGCAAGGCACCCTGACCTACACGGAAACTTGCACCTGGGTGACCGGCACACAAATAGGCACCTGGCTAGGCATTGCTTTGGCAAGTGTTGACGAAACCGCTTTCTTAGCTCAATGTGCTTCAAGCGCCAACAACTTTATTTTTCGTAGACGTCAAGAGTCAGGGTATACGGACTCTTTGACCACGGCCCCCAGCGGTGACGTAGAGCTAGCCACGATCATGTTTGGCGGCTCGATTTACAGGCAACGTGGCGCCATAGACCAATTTGCAAGTTTTAGCGACATGGGCACCGCCGCCGTGTCTGGGCTGTCGCCGTTAATCAAACAATTGGCTGGTATCCCACGGCCTGCGGTTGCATAATGACTGTCTACACCGACCTGTTCAATGAGTCGATAGACGACCTAGCAACAACCCTTGCAACCATTACAGGTTTACGGGTTGTCTTTGACCCTGAAAAGATCAACCCACCGTGCGTGTTTATTGACGCACCCAGTTTTGATTGCTTCAACTACAACATCGTTACCATGAATTTTTCGGTAAAAGTAGTAACACTAGGGCCAGGCAATTTAGACGGCTTACGCAACGTTTTAAGCATGTGTGCGCAAGTCCTAGCAAAGAACGTGGCAGTGAAATCTGGGCGCCCTGGCTATATCCCGATTGGTGGCCAGACTTTTGCCGCATATGACCTATCCATAGACGTACAAGCACAAGCAGGTTGAACATGAAATACACAATCATTAGCGAAAGAATCGGAACAGTAGGCGCAGAATTTGTGCCTGGTGCCGGTACAAACATTGAAGCGTTACTAGCTCACGGGTTTATTGAATCTGACGAACTAGCCAGCGACAAGCCCACCCCAAAATCTGCTAAAACTAAAGCACAACCGAAAAAGGATTAACCCATGGCTACTTCGACATACCTTTCTAACCCAGGCGTAATGGTCAACAGCGTTTCGTTGACCGACCAATGCACCAGCGCCACGGTCACCAACATGGCCGAAGCCCTTGAATCAACAGCCTTTGGTAGCACCAGCCGTGTGTTCGTTAGTGGGCTTTTCAATCAGGAAATTACGCTTGACCTATACATGAGCTATGCGGCCAGCGAAACCTACGCAACTTTGGCAGCTCTAGTTGGCACCACCACCACCGTAAAGGTTTCCAACACTGTTGCCGGATTAACCACAGCTAGTGCCACGGAGCCTCGCTTTGAATTGGTGGGGTGCTATTTAGAGTCTTTGCCAGTCATAAATGCGACGATGGGCGAATTAAGCACTATCAGTATTGTTTTTAAGGGTGGCGTTTTGACCACCGTTGTTTCCTGATCTAGCAACCCCAACAGAAACGGCCCGACATGCAACTAACACTTAGAATTGATCAGGGTGAAGGCCCTGTAGAAGTAAGCACCAACCTTTTCACCATTGTTTCGTGGGAACGCAAATTTAAACGCAAAGCCAGCGACTTGGCAAACGGTATCGGCATTGAAGATTTGGCGTACCTTGCACACCAGGCATGCCAACAAAACGGCGTGACCGTGCCAATCGTTATGGACGATTTTATAAAGAAGCTGGTGTTGCTCGAAGTTGTCAACAATGAGATTGACCGCCCTACCAAGCCAGTACCCACCGATACGCACTAGCCCAAGTTTTAGTAGCGACAGGGTACTGGCCACAGCAAGTAGAGTTTGATACCAACGACCTAGCAACGGTCATTAAGGTCATCAACGAAAGCAGAAAATAGTCATGGCAAACATCAGCACAACCATTTCTGTTGTTGGTGTTAAAGAAGCCTTGGCATATCTCAACGGTGTTGACAAAACCTACCGCCGTGAAATCACCCGACAGTACGCCGCAATTGTTGAACCCATCGTAAAAGACGCACAATCACATTTGCCTAGTAGCGCCCCCATGTCTGGCTGGAAACGCAACTACAGCGTAGGTGGACAAGCAAAAGCTGAAGCAAAAGGTCAAACTTCACGCCTAGTAGGTCGAGGCACCCAGCGTGACAATTTTAGTCGAGCAGCACCGGACCCCACAGACTTGTTGCCCTGGGACGGTGCCAAACAAGCCAAACTAATTAAACCTTGGGTGTCAGGTAAAAAATCCAAAGCCAACACTTTTGGTTTAAAATGGAACAGCAAAAGCGCCGCACTATTTGACTTGTCAGGCCGTGCCAAAACCCCACAAGGTGAGCAAATGATTACCGTATTGGGCGCCCGTTTTGGTGGCCCTAGCCGTGTGATGTGGAAATCGTACGAACGTGCCGATGACCAATTACAGGAAAACATGCGCCGTTTGATTGAAGAAATCATGGCAAGTGTCAACCGAAATATGAAGGTGATCTAATGGCTATTTCAATCCCGATAGTTTCAGAATTTAACCCCAAAGGTATTGACAAAGCCTTAAGAGAATTTCAGAAACTAGAAACCGCAGGGCAAAAAGCACAGTTTGCTATAGGCAAAGCAGCCGTACCTGCAGCTGCTGCACTTGGCGTTCTGGTAGGTGTTGCTAGTGACGCTGTTGGCGCTTTTATGGAAGATGAAAAATCAGCCAGCGCTTTAGCCAAAACATTGGAAAACGTGACTGGCGCTAACGATCAGGCTGTTAAGTCGACTGAAGATTGGATTACCAAAACTTCATTAGCCATATCTGTTGCTGATGACCAATTGCGCCCAGCTCTTGACAGCCTGGTGCGAGGCACGGGTGATGTCACTAAAGCCCAAGATTTGTTGACTTTGGCTCTAGATATTTCTGCCGGTACTGGCAAAGACTTAGGTTCTGTAGCTGACGCATTGTCAAAAGCATTTAACGGCCAATTAGGACCACTAAAGAAATTAGACCCTGCTTTGGCTGGCATTATCGAGCAGGGCGGCGGCGTAGACGAAATATTTGCCCAACTAAGCGAAACGTTTCAAGGTCAAGCCGCAACAGCTGCAGATACCACCGCAGGCAAAATGGAAAATATTAAAATCCGTATGGACGAAATGAAAGAATCCATCGGTGAAGCCGTAGTGCCAATCCTTGAAAAGTTGTTGCCAGCC